GTCGATGTACACGGGGTCAACCGTGCCAAAGGTGTCCAGTTGCTTCATGGCCGAGTCGAATGTGCCTGCGGTGGTCTCCATGACGGTAGCGGTGGAAATGATGTCCATCTCCTTTGAGGTGTATAATCGTGTGATGTTGTTCATGCTCTCGCGGAAGGTGGCTGGGGTCACGCCCTCGCTTTGCAATGCTAAGTCGACAAACTGCCCTGCGGCGAACATCTGCGCGTCTAGGATGCTCTGTTGCTGTTCGGCTGTGAGGTCTGATATCTTGGACTTCTTGTACTTGTCGAGCATGATGTTGGGAAGGGTGGTGTTGATAAAGTCGTTGGTATAGGTCTTGAGATTTGCCGGTATCGCATCGGACACGATGTCGTCTATCGCCTTGATGGTGGCGTTCGGATTGTCCTTGGTATAGCCTGATATCGCGGTGATCGCCTCTAGTCCGGTAATCTTCCCAAGCTTCGCTCCCGCGACAATGGAGTTGATGTTGTCCGTGACTTCCTGTGAGTACGCCTTGGTTCCATCCGCTCTCATGTCACTGAGCGTCTTATCGTAGGTGGAAAGCACCTGTGCCTTGGTGGATGCTATGCCATCGTAGATATACGAGCGTTCCCCGCTGGCTATCGATTCTCTCTGAGCCTTGAGGTTGTCGTAGGAAAGCTTGCTGTCCGCTTCCCAATTCTCGGTGGTGAGATTGTTCGCCCATTCAATGTGCGATGCCCTAGCCGCGTCCATAGCCGCCTGTCTGCGATCTATTGGCATTGACTTGGTAGCCTGTTCCAACTGCTGGTACAGTGCTGATGGAACCTGCCCCGCCTCTAGCCCGGTCGACATGGCGTTCTGCGCGTTTGTCTGCGCGGCGATGGTTGCGGTCTGGGAAGCCTTGGAAGCGTTGGATACGATGGGCTGTACTTGAGCCTGTGAGAATCCCTCTATGCTTTGGGCATACTCCAAAGCCTTCCCGATACCCTCAGCCTTGGCAAGCGTGGTTGCCATAGCGTCAGCCCTGCCGTAGTCCACCTGTTTCTGGTAGTTGTACAGCGCGACTTGCTTCTGGGCGGTAGAGAGATCTGAACGGGAATTGATAAGCGCTTCGCCATTCGCATACCCTGTGCCAGCCTTGATGTCGTTGGCAACGGATATCTCGGCGTTCATCTCAAATGAGGCGTTGGTGTCCGCTAGGTATTTCTCAGCGGCGTTTTTCAGCACATTGGAGTCGCTGGATGAGAATATGTTCTGTAGCTGTTGCTTCTCATAGTCCTTGACTGCCTTGGACTTTTTGGAAGAGTCTATTTCTGCAAGCTTGTCTGCCTGGTATTGTCTGAGTTCCGGTGAAAGCTGGATGTCCGCCTTGCCATCCTCGAATGAAACGCTGGTGGTGTTGTTGAGAATCGCCTCCATCGCCATCTCGTTGTACTGGGTTCCGGTGTTCAGCAGGTTTGTCTTTGCTTTCTCCAAGTCCGCTTGGTCTTTGATGTCGCTGAAGGTTTGCGCTATGTCAACCCCAAGCTTTGCCGCGTCCAATACCGTGTTGGCAATCAGGTTGGCTTTGTTGAGGTCAAGTTGCTTCTGCTGAAGCTTGAACGACTCCGGTATGAGCTGGCTTTGCTGTGCGCTCACTTCCGCCTGCTTCGCCCCGAATTTGGCGTTGGTCGCTGTGAATAACGGTGAATAGTCCAAGCTCGGTATGTTCACAGTCCAGCCTCCCTTTTCAGTTGGTCTACGAGCGATTGTTGGGTCTGTATCTGTGGGGTATACCCTGCATGTGATGTTTTCAACGACTCAAGGGAAGTGCTGAGAATGTTTATCTGCCCCAATGCTTGCGTTTTCTTCGCCTCTACGTCTAGCATGGATTCGGTAAACTGTAGCCCGAAGATTCCACCGAATGCGTCAACCGCCATATCCTCGCCGAACATGGTTTTAATGTCGGTCTGTTTCTGCTTCGATACAAGGGAGCTTGAGCCTTTCGTGCCACGAGCCGATGCCACGACCTCGGAGATCGCGAAGTTCTCCGCAAGCTCTTGGAACTGCTGTTTGCCTTGAGCCAACGCGCTTTCCCTTTCCGTCTGCTCGTATGCGGGGTAGCGTTCCATGAACTGCTCGTAGGTTGATATCTCGCCCTCGGTGGCCGTGATGGTGTTGGCTATGTTCTCCTGCTGTTGCTGAAGGCTCAACAGCGTGGATGTGGCGTTCCCGTAGGCTTCCTTCTTCTGAAGGTCCAGCCCTTCTTGGTTGATGTCCTGTTGCTTTGAGCCTGAGAATATATTCCATGCAAGATTCAATCCACCTATGATAAGCAGACTCAAAGTTATTGGGTCCATGTTACGCCTCCATCACTTTATACCGTGTCATGACGGCAAGCACATTGAACGGCAACGGCCTATCAGATACGATGTACACCCGTCCGTCATTGGTGATGTACGAGGGGATGTCGGTGTTCCTGTCGCCTGTCACCAGGGGGATCGGCTGTCCGAACACATACGAGCCTCCGCGCATCTCGATGATAGGCCGGAGGTTGTCCAGGTCGCTTCCCACCTGTCCCCCAAGGCTCTCGTAAAACCGTATCGTCTGCTTCTCTACCTGTCTGTTCTTGCCTTGCGATGTGCCGTTCGCGGGTAGCTCCGGCCTCAATATCCTGAAGCGTGAGTAGATGGGGATTCCCACGATGATATCGGCGACACTTCTGTCATACGTTACCGCACCGCTGGCGACAACCTCTTGGGAAATGATGGAGCTGTCCGCAAGCGCGTCCACCGTGTATCCCTCCAAGTGCGACAGTCCTGTGACGGTCAACTGTTTCTCCCATTTGGTAAGCCAGTCCGTACCGACTTCAGGTTCATCGTCTGCCGCGACTGAGGTATGCGTTGCAAGACACTTATACGTGCCCCGCGTGACCACGTAGCCGTTTGAGTCGTAGGTAATATGGGATATCAGATCGTCTGCGGTGTAATCCTCGCTGTCTGCCCAAGCATCGTGGGTGATATGGATTCCGCAATCCACGTACCACGCCTCGCTGAGGCTGTCGATGCCAACCATGGTCATGTATTCCACCGTCCGCACTGAACCGCGCTTGACAGTGAGCCAGAGGATGTCCTCGGTGCTTCGTCCGATAGCTACCGACTCTACCACCGCGCCCTCGCCCATGTGGTGTATCGCCCATGCCACCACGCCATTCTGCAAGTCGATGGTGCAGGATCTCAGCACTCCGTCAGCGCACACCACCCAAATGATCGGGTCTGGATATGCCATGATCGCGAATGAGATGACACCGCTTGAGAGCATGTGCGAAGCGTCCTTGGATAGGTCGATGTCCATGAATCCTTGCGCTGAGTCGCTGTAGGCCATGGCGTGGAGTGACTTCCCGCCGATTCCGGCATAGACTATCAGGTTGTCCATCGCCTGCGCCTGTAGGGCGCTTGTTCCCGTGTACAGCGTGGGGGCCATGTCGAATGTGGCTGGGGTTGGGATAGCACCGCTGTCCATCCATATCGAGCGTCCTGTGCCTGCCACGAGTCTGTTGAGCGCGATGAGCCAGTTGAGCTTGCTACCGAACAGGTCTGTTTCTTGAAGATATATGCCATGGGTTGCCAATACCGTTCCGTCCACCTCTGAAAGCGTGAAGTCTATGTAGTCGTCCCATGTCCCATCGAATGACAGGCTCCGTGAGGCGTAGATGGCGTTGGGATTCGCTGTGGTTCCCCCGAGATACAGGCGACCGCCCATGATGGCGATACATGATGGGATGTCGGTGCTGGTGAACAGGATGTCTCCCGCGAACGTGACCTCGGTGATAGTCCATGTACCCGTAACCACCTTAAGCAGATACACGGTATGGCTCTTATGCACCAGATACATGTTTCCAGATACCGATGCGTACTTGATGTCGTACAACTCGGCCTCCAGATACACGCTCACCAATTCCTCCGGGCTTGCACCGTCTAGCACAAGGGCGTAGGTGCTGTCCCATATCCTGATAAGCTTGTCGGTGAACTCCAGCATGAAATATTCTCCCGTGCTGGACAGGTAGGGGATGAACACGGCTTTCTTGCTGGTCTTGGTGATTCCCGCGTACCGCGTCCCGGGTCTGCGCTTGAGTCCTCCCTGCCTGATGGGTAGGAAGTTCCAGCACTCGGATAGTCCCGTCTGGTAGCGCGCGCTGGATACGTTGCCCTCCATCAATGGGGATATCTCCCCGCTGATGAAGTTGTTCTGCATGACGGTGTAGTTCATCGCAAATCCTCGTAGAACGCTTCAGCTGGAGCCTCGTATACTCCCGCGTTGTCATCGACCTTCGCGCGTTCCAAGGCTATCTGGTACTCTGCCATGAGCCGTTGCGCCATGCTCTCGTTGCTTGCCAACGGTGTTGACAAGAGAAAGGCAAGAAAGGTCGCGAGCAGATGGGATATGTATCCTGGTATGAATGTCGCCTCGATGGGGTATGCGATGTAGGTTATGTACAGATCCTCGTCATTGCTGAGGATGGTCTGTGCTTCCAAGCTGTACTCGTTCTCGGTGTCCACCGATATCAGCCGTGCGAAGTCGCTGGGAAGCTGGTAGGCGTAGTCCCATTCGTAGATGGGGTCTGTTTCCAGCGGCGCAAGCTGTATGCGCTTCTTGGCGCTTCTCCAGTCGTACTGTCCGTACACGCTCTGCACCGCCTCGGGTAGCAGTCTGGAACAGTACATGGCGGCGGTCGAGCCATCGTCCAACGATGATATCTGCTGGGTTCCGATTCTAGCCAGCGCTCGGTTGGCGATGGATACCCACTGGTTCTGCATGGAAAGCGGCATCTACGCCCCCTTTTTCTTAGGCTCCGAACAGGTGAACAGATCGATCACATGCACTTTCGTCAGTATCTCGATGTCCTTGGTGGACAGATCGTATTCCTGCCCTGCGGTGTATGTCTTTGCGGTGTTCGATTCAAAGATGCTCTTGTTGCACAAGTATTT